CGTGTGGGTGGCGCGATCATATCAGCGGGCATTTACGTTGAAGATCAGCAGTAAATCCCTCCAATTCCTTTAAGGTCACCATTCGGTGGCCTTTTTTTATGGGCTCAATATGGCAACAGCTACCGCAATCAGAGGCCGCAAAGGCGGCAGCTCTTCATCCCGTACGCCTGTAGAACAACCCGATGACCTTCAGTCAATTGCGAAAGCGAAAGTCTTAATTGCACTTGGCGAAGGTGAATGGGCGGGAGATTTAACTGGTCAGAATATTTATTTAGATGGAACGGCTCTACTCAATACCGACGGTTCCAGTAACTTTAGCGGCGTGGCGTGGGAGTTTCGCGCTGGCACCCAGGCTCAAACTTATATTCAGGGGCTGCCTGGCGCCAATAATGAAATCAATGTCGGTACTGAAGTCAGCAGCGCGACCGCTTGGACGCGAACATTCTCTAACTCTCAACTGTCCGCCGTCAGGCTTCGCCTCAAATGGCCGTCACTTTTCAGACAGCAAGATAATGGGGATCTAGTTGGTTATAGCATCAACTACGCCATAGATTTACAGACAGATGGTGGCACGTGGCAAACCGTTGTAAACACCTCTGTAACCGGTAAAACAACCACGGGTTATGAGCGAAGCCACCGCATTGATTTACCCCAATCAGGTAGCGCATGGACGCTGCGCCTGCGTAAGATAACTCAGGACGCCAACAGCGCCAAAATCGGCGATACGATGACGCTGCAAAGTTATACCGAAGTTATCGACGCCAAGCTTCGTTATCCCAATACCGCGCTGCTGTATATCGAGTTTGACTCCAGTCAGTTCAACGGATCAATTCCGCAGGTTGCAGTGGATGCAAAAATGCGCGTCGTACGGGTGCCTGATAATTACGACCCTATCACTCGAACCTATTCAGGCACCTGGCAGGGGAATTTCAAGTGGGCGTGGACTGATAATCCAGCGTGGATATTTTATGACATCGTTGTATCCGATCGGTTTGGATTGGGTGATCGCCTAACGGCTGCCAACATCGACAAATGGACTCTCCATCAGGTTGCTCAGTATTGCGATCAGATGGTCCCTGATGGCAAAGGCGGGGCGGGCACGGAACCACGCTATTTATGCAACGTCTACGTGCAGAACAGAAACGATGCTTATACGGTACTGAGAGATTTCGCAGCCATATTCAGGGGGATGACATACTGGGGCGGAGATCAGATTTTTGCTCTTGCAGATATGCCGCGTGACGTGGATTACAATTTCACGAACGCCAACGTTGTCGATGGGCTCTTTACTTACTCAAGCAGCACGTCAAAAACGCGTTATACCTCTGCGCTCGTTTCATGGTCAGATCCTGATAATGCTTATGCAGACGCGATGGAGCCAGTCTTTGAACAGGCGTTAGTCACCCGTTATAAGGTTTTCAACCAGCTCGAAGTAACCGCCATTGGCTGTACCAGACAGTCAGAAGCAAACCGAAAGGGTCGCTGGGGCATCCTCACCAATAACAGCGATCGTGTCGTGAACTTCTCTGTAGGACTTGATGGTGATATTCCTCTGCCCGGCTATGTCATCTCTGTTGCGGATGAAAACTTATCCGGCAGGGTGGCGGGTGGGCGAATCAGTTCCGTATCGGGCCGGGTTGTTACCTTGGACAGGGCACCAGACGCAAAGGCTGGCGACAGGTTGCAGCTGAACTTACCGACCGGTATTTCTCAGAGCCGAACGATTCAGGCCGTTAACGGAAATATAGTCACCGTCAGCACATCCTATTCCCAGATACCTGAAGCTGAAAGCGTTTGGGTTGTTGAGTCTTCCGATCTGTACGCTCAGCAATACCGAATTACGACTACGGCTGAGAATGACGATGGTACTTACAGCATCACAGGTGTTTTGCATGATCCGGATAAATTTGCCCGTATCGACACTGGTGCAGTAATCGATCAGCGGCCAATCAGCGTTATCCCGCCGGGTAGTCAGTTTGCGCCCGCTAATATCCAGATCAGCTCTTACTCTGTCGTCAACCAGGGTATCAACGTTCAGACAATGCGGGCCACATGGGATACGACGGCGAACGCTATCGCGTATGAGGCCCAATGGCGGCGCAACGACGGCAATTGGGTAAACGTGCCGCGAAGTTCTACCACGTCATTCGAAGTGCCAGGCATCTACGCTGGCCGCTATCTGGTGCGTGTGCGAGCTATCAATGCAGCGGAAATCTCCAGCGGATGGGGATACTCGCTTGAAATTACCCTGACGGGCAAAGAGGGTAACCCGCCGAAGCCAGTAGGTTTCGCGGCCACAGGCATTAACTGGGGAATTCAGCTGAACTGGGGCTTCCCAGAAAATACCTCTGACACGCTGAAAACAGAAATCCAATACACGCCGAACTCCGATCAGTCGAACCCGCTATTACTGTCTGATGTCCCATATCCACAGGCAATTTATACGCAGCTGGGATTAAGGGCAGGCCAGGTCTTCTGGTACCGCGCTCAGTTGGTGGATAAGACCGGGAATGAGTCAGGGTATACCGATTGGGTCAGAGGCATGGTGAACGATAATGCCGACGATTACCTCGGTGATATCGCGGATGATTTCCTTAGTTCTGCTGACGGCGACCGCCTGACCAGCAATATTGAAACAAATATTGAGGGGTTGCTGCAGAATGCACTTGATAACAATTCTTCCGTTGATCATCAGTTCCAACTTTACGGAGAAAACAGAGCCGACATCCTGACGGTACAAACGACGACTGCGGATCTTGAGAAATCGTTTGCTGAACAGTCAACGCTGGTTTCTGCTCAGTTTCAGGCAGTGAATAGTCAGGTCAGCGCGGTAGGGGACAAGGTAAATTTAAATACCGCGGCGCTCGAGCAGAAAATGACATCCGTGTTTGACAGCTCAGGCGGCTCTGCTATCTACAGCATGAAGGCTGGCGTTAATCTCAACGGGGATTATTACGATGCTGGCATGACGATTGCTGTTCTTGCTCCTTCCGGACAATCAGTAACTACGCGCATTGGATTTAATGCTAACCAGTTTGTTGTTATGAGCGGCAGTGGTGGGGCTGCGTATTCACCATTTGCCATTGTAAATGGACAGGTGTTTATCAGTGATGCGTTCATCCAGGAAGGAACGATAACTAACGCGAAGATTGGTAATTTTATTCAGTCAAACAACTATGTTGTTAATTCGGCAGGCTGGCAGTTGAATAAATCTGGAACGTTTTATATTAACGGCTCGTCCGGCACCGGCCGGATGGTGATCACCAATAATATTATTGAAATTTTCGATGCAAATAACACTAAGCGTGTCCGAATGGGTCTTTGGTAAGGAGAAAAAAATGCCCCAAGGCATTCAATGCTGGGACGCGGCAGGAAATTTAGTAGCTGATATTGGCGATTATAATTGTCGCCTACTGGGAACGGTTAATATCACTTCGCCTGTGGCTGCAAACCCTGTCATCACAACATCATTTTCTGGCATGACAGCAGCGGGCAGTTTTGCTGTGATTGTAGCAACGTCAAACGCTGCATATCCTTCAAACCTTTATGCGTGCAGGGCGGTAGATGGAGGTTTCAATACCTATCTTCTGACAACCACTCTGTCGGTTGCTGTGACTCTTACTGTCTATCTGTATGGATTTCTATGAGTGGATTCGAGACCTATAACACCGCCGGAGCTTTAGTTGTTAGCTCTGACTTCACGGGAACTTACTTGAGGGATAGTAAAGCCTACGGTGCGGTGACCGATGCGGGTTTTTACAGCATCAGCACCCCAATCGGAAATGGAACGGATATGGGATATGTAAGCAATCCTTACCCGGCTGATGCCAACCTGCTTTGGTTCAAATTTAACAATGGCGCGAAGATGATGTTCAACGGGGGGCAGCCTTACGGGACAGCCAATTCCGGTACAATGGCGCGAACCGGCGTGGATGTCGCTACAACCAGTGGTTATCTCGATGTCTTTAATGCAGCTGGCGCTTTGGTTTGGTCGGCTGTCACGGCAGCAAAGATCCCGAGGGTGTTGGGTTTTTTTGATATCCCTGCCGGTTTCGATTTGGATAACTCTGTTTACTCTCAAAATATCGGCTCAGGAACTTATCTACTCGCCAGCGCCGCACCCTCTAACCTCGGAGGTGACGGCGGAACGTCGGGATATTCAGGCCTGATGTTTTCTTTCTCAGGAGGAGTTTTGAACGCATTCTGGCCAAGACAGAATCAAAGAACGTGGGCCGCTACCTTGAAAAATTATGGCTTGAGGATCCCATATGCAATCATTCCCAACATTTAATTAGTTATATTTGTCGCAAAGATCGCATTTTCGATTTGAATAAACACGACAGCGGGTTTTATATATAGAAAAAAGGAAACCCGATGAAAAGCACACTATTTATATTATTTGCATTAATACTTTCTGGATGTAATACAGGTAATCATAAAGTTACATATCCGTTCCGAGCAGGTGAACTACGTGTATCAGGAGATGTGAGCGTTCTTTATGATATCAATGAAGAGGGAAGAACAAGAAATATCCGAGTAATAAATGCAGAGCCAAAAAATTACTTTGAAAAGGCAATAAAGCAGGACGTATACAGCTGGCAGTTTGCCACAAATAACCCCCGTAAAGACGTCAGGCTTGATGTTTCATATCGCCTGGACTGAACTCACTAATCATTATGAGCCCGCTTCGGCGGGTTTTTTATGCCTGGAGCAAAACATGTCGGCAGGAACCATCGCATTAACCAATAACTCTGCAACTGTGTCGGGTACCGGAACCGCGTTTACCACCGACTTAAAAGCAAACGACTTTATCGTCTTTATTGTCGGCGGTGTGACGTATACCCTGGGTGTCAAAGCTACAGCATCCGCAACATCACTAACGTTAATCACACCATATGGTGGACCAACCGCCACCGGTAACGCATGGACAGCGGTGCCGAATGCTACCCTTGTTGGCATAACCGCGCAAGTTGCCGCCGATGTGGCGAAGGCTATCCGCGGCTTGAATTTGGATAAGGCCAACTGGCAGCAGGTCTTTAGTGGAACGGGAACAATCACAGTCACGTTACCCGACGGTTCAACTTATACCGGCCCCGCTTGGAATAGCATTACAGCTTTAATTGCGGCTAAGGCGGCCAAAGGCGCAAACAGTGATATCACCTCACTTTCTGGTTTGACTACTGCGCTAAGCGTTGCTCAGGGTGGGCATGGTGCAAAAACGGCAGCAGCAGGGCTTGCAGCCCTCGGCGGGGCACCAACTGCCGGACCGGTGTTCACCGGGGGTGCAACTATAAATGGAACTGTTGCTATCGAAGGGACACAGTTAAACCTTAGAGCTTCCGCATCGTCTGGCGGCTGGCCGTTCTTCGTCACTTTTATGGCTGGTCAGGGTAATAACCTTGCATATTCTCGTATTTACTCCAAGAACAGTGGTGATTTGACAATGGCCACGGCTGTTAATGGTAGCCCCAAATATTTCCAACATACTGCCAGTGGGGATCTTCTGGTTCCTAGGAATATTCAGTGTGTATCCCTTACCCAAACGTCTGACCGTGATAAGAAAGACTTCATCACGCCGATCCTCAATGCGCTGGATAAAATTAACGCCATTGACGGCGTCACCTTCACATGGAAGACGGACGGCACACCATCAGCGGGTGTGATTGCTCAGGATCTGATGAAAGTGTTGCCGGAAGCTATTGGCTCGACCTTCGATGAGAAAGACGAGTACGGCACCGAGGAACAGCGGGTAGAGAAGGAAGTTGTAGACGAAGAGGGCAACACGACCAGCGTGACTGAAACGGTCAGCGTGACCAAGCTGGTCCGCAAGCGTGACGAAACGAAACGGTCATACACTGTGGAATACAACGGTGTTATTGCGCTGGCCGTGCAGGCTATCAAAGAGCTATCAGAAAAGGTTGCAGCAATGGAAGCTTACATTGGGCCTGAAAATCTGGCCGCCATGTCAAAAGAACCCACCACATAATTTCTTGCCTTGCCGATCAGCGGCATAACAGAAATGTCACTGATCGGACTTTCCTCCTCATGTTACTCATGATTATACTGTATGCATGAACAGTATTTTGTGAGGTGCTTATGCCCAAATATTCCGACATCAAAGGCGCGTTTATTCGAAGCGTCACGCAGGATCCCAAGAAAGGACAAG